CTTCTGGTGAAAGTTGTCCAAGGATTTTTAGAAAAGGCAAGGCAAGATCTTCTTGACCTATTGCACCTAAACCTTTTGCTGCATCGTCTTCAAACATATTTGAAGGAAGACCCGCAGACTTTTTCTCTGCTACTTGGTTCATGTTTATTTACTCCTCGTTACTTTGGTTCTGTTTCCTGCGAACACATTAAATAGATCAGAGGGCATCTCTTGTCCAGATTCCAGACGCTCTCTGACCAATGCTTTCAGAGTCATTGGTTCGACCTTAAGTTTCTGGACA